GAACTTCGCCATGGTTACCTCCTTTAAAGGTTAGGTTTATACATACCTCGATGGCACGATGATATGTACTGAGTTGTTATCTTACTAGTACGAGTGCTTCTTTTGTTTCGTTCTCTTCTTCCTTAACATAATCGAATTCCTCTACTAGACAGTAAGGGCATACCCTTGAGCTATCATATTTATATAGTTGTGCGCCCCACATTCCACAGTTCTCGCACGTACCTGCTGCCCATATGGAATCAACAGTATTGTAGTCTTTTTTTAGTGTCTCCGCTTCCTCTCTGTAGTAGTTTGTCATTGTAACGATAACGTCGTCATCTTCGTCCACTCCCATGTCTAGCCTTATGTTCTCAGACCAGAGGTCAACACCATTCTTTGTGTCATAGTTGTTCCAGTATGGTGATCCTGTCCATTGGAAGTCGTCGTCATCATCGTCAAGAGGCCAGATCCTTTCGTTCTTCTTCTTGTCTGCCCAATTATTGTTATATTTTCTGGTCTTCCAATGTAGGTTAGAACATTGGAGGTCGTCAGCCTTGTCCCAATCTCCCAACATCCAAATCTCTCCGTCTTGCATGATGCAGAATCTTGAGCTACTCTCTCTCATCATGATTTTCTTACGCAGCTCGAGCGAGTCGGTGGCTGCTAGCATATCCATGATGTAGGCAAGTGAGTCAGAGAGTTCGTTTCTTTCTCCGTATCCAGAGATCACCCCGTTATGAAAGACGACAGCCTTATGGGTTTCCTTCCATACCGACTGAGCTTTCTTCATTCTATCCGACACGATGAAGGGGTGAGTGTTGGCTTGGTTTACCTCCCCATGTGTTGCTATCCTCAAGTGAAAGACTACCTGTCTTTTACCTAATTTGTTCATGTACTTCTCGAAGTGTTCAAACTCCATGAACCCTTTGCGTACTGCTATCTTTTCGTTTTCATCGTAGTATGCAAGCCCTGCTCCATCAGGGTTTGTGTCCCACATTTTTTTGAGTGTATCGTGTGATACGATAACTCCTTGTTTCTTATATACTATTACGCACATCTGTTTACCTCCTTCTTTACCCAATGGTTTGGTTGGTGCATCATCATCTTATTGTTTATGTTCTTGGGTATTTTGCTTAACTCCTTCACTAGATATTTACTTCCCTTCTCCTTCGCGTACTCCGTGAACGTATCCCAACTTTCTTTTTTCGTGCAATGGGTTATGCCATGCACCTTTATGTAGTCGGTGAGAGTATGTACAAAGTCGATATACATACGCAGCCTTTTGTGGTCTGTCGTACCTCTAAACATTCTGAACTCAAGCGTACCCTTGTGAGTATGGTTAAGTGCAGAGCGACTGATCTTATTCCAGTCCTTTCGGTTATAAGCCATAGGACACCATGCCCTCATCTGGCTATGCGATCTACCTGATAGCCACAGTATTCTAAGCACGTTGGTGCTGAAGAAATACTCTAACTTTGTTTTAGCTATACCTCTGTATGCTGCTTCGGCAATGTGGATATGTACTCCGCAGTTGCCATCTTCATCAGCACGAAAGCCGTGGGTATCTCTCATCTTCTTGAGGATACCCCTCCAGTCTATCTTCCTCAGCTTGCTGTAAGAGTGTGGGTATGTAACCAACTCAGCACCTGAGCCGATGCTAGAGTCATATTTCCATACATACCTGTTCTCGCCTATCCCATCGTTCAACAAATCTTTCGATTCGGCTACAGCGTCATTCGCATATGCATTGTTCAGTTCTAATTCTAAGCCCATGCAAATTCTTTCATGGCTCTCTTTGGTCTGCGTCCACTCGTCTGGTCGCCAACTGTAGTTCATTATTCTGCCTGCGGTATCGCTACTCCTTCTGGAAGTATAGCCCTCGTCTCTGCAAGCTGCACATATTCCACCATATTCGTGGAAGCAATCGTTGCACAGATATGTGTCCTCACAATGTTCACAGACATAAGCGTCATCTCTGGGCAAACTATCTCCGCAGTAATCACATTGGACGGAACAGTGCCTACAGTACTCCAAGCCACCACCAAAGTGAGCGGGGCAGTATATATATCCACACTCTTCGCAAGTATACATGCAATCGGGGCATAGAGTCGTGCCGCAGTCGTTACAATGCTCATGGCACCCATCACACACATAGTTACCGCAATGTCCGCAGGTCTGCAAATTGGTGAGTAGATGCATATCATCACAGCCATTACAACATTCGCAGCAGTCATTACACACGTTGACTTTGCCGTCTACTTCGTGCAAATCATCTGGTGGGTGCATATTGCCACATACAGAGCATGTACCCATTTCCCTATCTTCACTCATATAACCTCCCGTTGTTACTGGTTAACACCTACTATATAAACAGCGTGGCCTACGCCGATTCTATCCGTGCTTACAGACCGCCCCCTTTCCAGATCGGGCTACTATCCCTTATTGCTGTAAGATGAATGTCTCAGGGGCGGGCAGCGTGCTAGCTAATGCGCCTACCATCTCGGATCGAACGAATGGAATACCCCTACCAAGGGAACGCTTGCGGTTAGCTCCGCTACACGCTACCAACCCCTGAAACATTGCCGATGCTCAAGGACTCGAACCTCGAGGTATGCCATCACATCGGTGGGGTTATATGGACTATCAATCATAGCCTATATAACACCCGTCAAACCTTTCATCGTTTTCTTGTCCATGACGATGAATTGGACGCGCTTATCATGCAGCATATACTGCCTCGCGCCGTATCCTAGTGCCTTCATGAACGTATTCCACTTTGTCTTGCCCATCTCTTCGATGAGTGCGCCCTTATAGGCACCCTTGACTATCACGCTTAACTTGCCCACTAGAGTACAGCCGTAGAGGGCTTTTTGTAGACGTTCAAGCCCAAGAACGTGCTCTCGCCAAGATCAACATTGCCGCCAGTCGTAGCAATGGAGGTATTCTTGCCTTCTCCATTCTTGGTGCGACCGAAGTCCTGAGCTAAGTCAATCTCGATCACTAGCTTGTTGCCGATTTTCTTCGCGATCACGTTTTTCCCTATCTCAGCCATATAACCTCCCAATACTGGTTATGCCGGAGTATTCCGACGTTTGCACTCTTCGTATTGAGTCGTGAGCCAACCATAGATTTTGGTCAACTCCGCTCTATCTAAGGTATTCTTCTCTTCCATGTCCATTTTCTGAAGGAGGACGCTTACCATGTGAAGCTCGCCTTCGATAAGCACCCCATCTTTTTGAGGAACATTATACTGTTTCATATTACCCCCTTATTCTTTTATACCTCCACCATCACTTTAACTATTCACTTGCGAATGTGACTCGTCCTCGTTCATCGAGGGGCAAGCCAAACTTCTCTGATACTCCTTCGAGCCTCGTTATTCCTCTTGGACTAACAGCAAGTATATTGCCTCTATCGAGAGGACGACCTGTTTTGTCTACCATCGTGACATACGATGTTTTTGGGTCTCCACTATCTCTTGTCGTTAGGTATTTGCCATCAGGTATAGCCTGATAACTTTTGATTCCTGTAGTCATATACACCCCGTTTCTGATGATGGAGGTATAAAAGAAGGCGGGTAGCTTAATCACTACCCACCTTCGGAGGTTTTAGATAGGTTTCGGTCACTTAAAGGCTGACCTTTGTGCTCAAAACAAGTATTTCGAGTTGCAGACAATTACATGTCAACGCCGAACCTGTTTCCCTCACTTTCACATGAGGTTTGGAGTCCATATAGGCTCCTTTTTTACCGCTTACAGCTTGTGGAGCTTGCCGGTAAGGTCTGACATCGACCTAGCGACTGAGTCCAGAGCCTAGCTAGCACCCCTTCTTCACCCCGTATTCGCTGCTATACGGAAGCACCTGCTTTTGACCTTCGCGATACCGATAGCATTGTTTGCCTATCTTGCGTTAGTGATAACCTGTAACGGCCTATCGCCTATCGCCTATCGCTTATTTACTTGTCAAAGAACATCTTTTAATTATCATCTGATATTTAATGTAGCGGGTCAAGGTGCGTTAGTCAAATGATAACTCAATAAATATCCTTTTTTATTTCCGTTTCATTTTCAAGGGCTTAAATGGACAGCCTCATGTAATACGTTATAATGAAACAGCTTTTCTAGTTTTTGTGGCCGCTCTAAAAACGTATGGCAGGTCGTATAAGGTACGCTTGCCGTTCATTCTACGCTTTCCGAAACGCCTTACTTTTCCGACCTTTAGTTCGTTTCGGTCGTTTTCGATTCTTGTCCAATACGAGTATTGGAATTCGTCTCTGGCCTTCGCTCTAATGCGCTTGACCAAATTATTATACGCCTTATCTACTTGGCGGCTGAATTCCCTGTCATGCCGCATGTTCTCGGTTGCTTGTAACGTTGACCGACATTCCTTGCAGATCTCAGATCCGTCAATCGTCGTGAAGGTTTCGCCGCAATCCGTACATGTTCTTGTGTTTGCCATTGTTAACCCCATTCCGAGGCTATCCAGTTAAACCCTTGAATTTTATTAACTTGTCAAAGAACCTGTCCTTCGATTGTCAATATAGTGGGGCCTGTAGACCCCGTCAAGTGATAACTATAACCATGTGATAACTATAGGCTTTTAAGCATCAGATGATAACAGAATGAGCCATATAATAACGTCAAAGTGGTGCCTCTAACTACATGATAACAAAGGGAAACAAGGCAAGTAGGTTGGAGCATTGGCGGCATGGTACTATAAGAGCATGGGAATATTCAGAAGGCACACGGAATACGTGTCAAATAAAAACGCGCGGGTATACTTATACGGGTATACGCTTACCCATTGGCTCAAGGCGACAGGTAAATGACATGTCTTTCACTTATTATCATGCAGAATACTTTATATCATAGTGAAACACTTATATACAGACACCCTCCCCGTACGCATTCGCCCATACATTATAAAGATGTCACAAATAGAGTAGAAACGAAAACCAACATGTTCACATGATAACACTAGCAGGAGAGAGAAATTTCGAAAATGTTTTTATCAGAAGTGATATGAAAGGTGTCAGGAAAAGAGGTCTCTTTTTCTGACATTGAGAGGGGGAAGATGGCTAAGGGGAACAGATTCTTAGCAAGGATAAAAGAAGACGAGAACACGGAGCTCATGGATAGCGTGCAGTTGTATGAAGCATGGCTGCCTATTATATCTAAGCTGGGATTACCGGGTCAGTGTGATGCACGAGATATGGCATCTAAATTAGGACAGCTGGGTTTGTGTGTAGTGGCCGAACTTGCCGTTACTAGCAAGTCAGATCGTGTAAGGGCGCAGTGTGGTAAAGATCTTGCTCATATGGGCGGTTTGAAACCTATCGAAAAGTCTCAGAACTTAGATGTCCACGTAATGGCAGAAGCAGAAGTAGATTCTTTGTTGAGAAGTAAGCTCGAAGATATTTTTGGAGATTCGTCCTTAGAGGCCGAACTTATTAAAGATACGGAGGAACCATGTCAGGAAGCAAGCGAATAGCACAATCAGAACTAGAATCCAAGAAGCGCGGTAAAGGTTCCCATGGAACAGCCGACTATAATGATCAGATGGCTAAGAGATTAGCTGCTAACGAGAAGCTTGGAAAAGCACAGCCTAAGGGCATGCTTAGCGAACAGACCAAGGCACATCAAGCTAAGGTGAAGAAAGCAGCCAGTAAACATTCAGATAACTCCCGCAAGGTAGTGAAGGACCAGAAGAAGGCTACTAAGGATTTCGTTAAGAAGCACAACAAGAAGGTATCGACAACTAGAACTGATGATGGTGATTCCAGAAGCTCAGCATCCTATAAAGATCTACAGCTCAGGAAGATGGTAGGTAAAGCAAGGAAGCATCTTAAAAAATAAATACACAAAGGGGACTTCAGGGGAATGAAAGACCTTACGTATAACGATCTTAAAGTTCTGTCTCTACCGAGAAAGAAGGAGATTCTAAAGCTCCTCATAGAGAAAGAGAAGATCGTAAAAGAGAAGAAGCTGGATTCGTACGTACCACATAGTGGTGCATGGCGTAACGCCCCTAAAGATGGACAGGCAGCGTTTCACGAATCAGAAGCACGTATAAGACTTGTCACTGGTGGTAACCAGTCAGGCAAAACGATATGCGGTGCCATTGAATTTATATGGCGTCTAACAGGTACGCACAGGCATCACGAAACACACGTTCCAGTTAGAGGTCGTATAATAGCTTCACTCGGTTTTGAAGAGGGAGCTAATCAGGTTATCATACCTAAGCTTATGGAATGGTTGCCTGAAGGGTACATAAAGAAAAGCCGGAACAACTCCATGGGAATCCCGGCACATTGGGAACTTAATTGCGGATCGGTCTTTGACATCTTATCGGGCGAGCAAGACAAGAAGGTCTTCGAAGGTTGGACTGGCGATATATGCTGGATCGATGAACCTCCGAAGAGAGAAGTATACGAAGCTACTCGTCGTGGACTTATGAGACAGGAGGGTTTGTTGTGGATGACCATGACTCCTCTCAGCGAACCATGGATCTATAATGAACTATGGCAACCATCCTCTACAGGCGAACGTAAGGATATTGAATGCTTCATGATGGATATCCTAGATAACTGCACAACTCACGGCGGCTTTCTAACGCCAGAAGCGATCGAGGAATTTGAACGAGATCTGGACGATGACGTAAAGGAAGCTAGGCTACGAGGAAAGTTTCGACATCTTATAGGCAGGGTTTATAACGATTTTGATCCTGCTGTGCACGTCGTTCCACGTTTTGATATCCCGGCGCACTGGCCTGTCTATGGAGGTATTGATCCTCACCTGAGGAAAGAGCACGCATATAGTCAATGGACTATAAATCCTCAGACGGGAAACATCATAGCCTGTAACGAGATATACCAGAAGCATACGATCGAGGAACTCGGAAAAGAAATCCTCGAGATGGAGAAGGGCAAGAAGATGATCTGGAGAGTAATCGACAGTTCAGCTGAGACCCCTGATTCGATTTATAGAGAGACACCCAGAAGAGTTCTTGAACGTATGGGCGTCACTACTAGATTAGCAACCAAACACAATATGATAGACCATGGTATCCATGTAATGAAGACGCTACTGAAACCAAGCGAGTGCAACGATGGAATCCCTCGACCAAAGTTTTTTGTAATGGATCACTGTAAGAGACACATAGCTGAGTTCATGAACTATGTGTATGATACCAGAGATACAGAGTACGTCATAAAGGACAAGCCCAGAAAGATCTGGGACGATTTCATGGATTTAGATAGGTACTTTGTTATCACGAACCCACATGGTTCAACAAACGCGAAACCGATAAGAATGAATTCGCATAAATATACGAGGTAATAATGGCTACACTTCCTTTCGATTTTGCAGAAGAGACACAGGAAACAGAGAAGAGAACTCTGGTTGATCCTATAGATCGCCTGCCAAAAATCGACTACGATAAAGAAAAGCTTACCATTTGGTTATTCGACCAAAGGGATGCTATGCTTCTTGATCGTAACGAATGGATGGATAGACACCAAGAGTATCTGTCTCAGTGGGATGACTATATAACATATATCAAGTCAGGACCATGGGAAGGTTCTTCTTCAATACATCTCCCTCTATCGATGGAGAAAATTAAAGCACTACATGCAAGATTCAAAGAAGCTATATTCGCAGTACGTCCTTGGTGGATGCTTCTACCTATGGAGAGAATGGATATAGAAACCATTAAGACAACCGATCAGGTTATGAGGTGGGCAGCTACTAGTTACGTCAATCACTATAAAGGTGTTGAGTCAGTAGTAGATGATTGGATCTGGGATTTTTGTGGTGTGGGCTGGGCAGTTCTAAAAAGACGCTGGGATATATGCCAACGTAATGCTATCATCATCAAGCCGCTCACTATGGAAGAGCGTATGATTAACTTGCAGCGTATGCAGATGATTGCAGCTGAAGCAGGTGAGGCAGCTCCCAACGAAGAGAAGATAGCTCGCGAAGTAAAGGAACTTATCACGTTCTTCGATGGTCCTATTCTAGAAACAATTCCACATGAAGATATCCTATTTCCGGGCAGCTTTGAAGATGTCTCGGATCTCAACCAGCCTTTGGTTGTCTGTCAAGATTTCAAGATAGATGAATCTATGATTAACACGTACGCAGCTCAGGGCTATTATAGTCAAGAGGCTGTGGATAAAATCATAAAGGTTGGTGTTGAGAGTACGGGATATAATAACGTAGGTGGAACCAGTGCTGGTCTTAACAAGGTCGACTTCAAACGTGCACAGGATGACTACCAAGGTGTTAAGACTGTAGATACAAACATGCGTCTGAAGGAATATAATCTCTCTGAAGTTTCGTTTAGATATGACATCGATGGTGATGGTATAGATGAAGAGATGGTAGCTGTAATGGACCTTGACACAAGAGAGATTGCAAGACTTACATACTTAGATAGAAGTACGAAGACAGGCAAGCGCCCTCTTCACAAAATAGATTTTATACGCAGACCGAGGAGAGCTTATTCAATAGGGCTCCTTGAACTTTTATATCCGTTGAATACCGAGATGGATGCTATCCACAACATGAGGATAGATTTCGGAACTATAACGAATATACCTTTCTTCTTCTATAGGCCGACCTCAGGTCTGAAGGGGGATGCAATTCGCATTGAGCCGGGGATGGGGTATCCATTGGATGATCCTCAGAACGATGTGAGTTTTCCAAAGATGCCGGGCAGTACAGTCTTTGGACAGCAAGAAGAAGCTAACATCGATAGATGGGCTGACAGACTTACCTCGGTAAATGTTATGAACATGGGTCTTCCTAACGCACAGGTAGGTGCAACTCGTACAGCCACAGGCATGCAGGCTCTTCTTAACGAAGCCAATATGAATATCAACGTCATTCTCTCTAGACTCAAGAGGGGATGGGGAGAAGTCTTATGTGGTCTACTCGCTGATCTTCAAGAGCGTATGCCTAACGATACACTTATCAGAGTTCTCGGACCAGATGGTGTTCATCAAAAAGGGCCAGATGGGATCCCTTCATTCAAGTCAGTCACTAGACAGGACATCTCAGGCAAGTTCGATTTCCAAGTAATGGCAAATGCCAGCAACGTAAACAGAGAACTCGATAAGCAGAACGCCATGCAGCGTTTACAGCTTATGTTGAATCCGATCAACTTACAGACTGGTATAGTACAGCCAATAAATATTTATCATGGTCTTAGAAACGTCATGGAAAAAGAAGGTATCATCGATATCGATAACTACCTTACGAAACCAGAGGACGCAGACAAGCCAATGTCGTTCGAAGAAGAAGTCTCGTCCATCAGTCAGGGACAAGAACCTCGCATAGTTATGAATGACAATCACGAAGCAAAAATTGCAGGACTTACGGCCTTCGCAAACGAGCCCGCGTTCTTAGATGCTATAGAAAGAGGCATAAACTCACCCAACGCTTTGGCTCTTTTGGGAGGTGCTGTACAGAAACATACGATGATTCAAGAAGCAATCACCGCGCAAGCTCAGATGGCAAATGAATCAGGGTTGCAAATCTCACCATCTCTTGGAGCTAGGATGTCAGGCCAGACTGGGGAAACTGGAAGGCCAGTGGCTGAAGAGAATGTAGCAAAAGGTGAAGCACCTAAGAGTCAAGTAGCCAAAGAGGAAGCGCCGCAATAAGGGGAGGAACGAAAATGACAGAATCAGAAGTAGCGAAAGAGTTATCAGAACTAAAGAGAACGGAAGCATGGACTGCGCTTATTGAAATTAAGGCAGCTCTAGAGAGTTCAAGGATCAGCGGACTCTTCAATTCGCCCAAGGGTTCCAAGGAGCCACTGGTACAGCACGAATGCTATGCACAGATCATGGCTGCAAGGCACGGAGAGCTAGCAGGTATCTCAGCTTTGTTCATAGCTATTGATAGTATCTGTGAGAATAGCAAGCCCAAGAGGGGCAGTACTAAGAAGGGTGGTAAATAATGGATGCTCTACAGGAAGTTCTAAATAAAATAGGCGACAAGGTAGAAGCTGACCCAGCTCCGAATACAAAGGTTGCAAATGATCATGTGGATGATCGGACAGATGGAGGAGAACCTGCGACAGATCCCGTCCCTGTTATCGATAACTCTGAAGTCGAAGCTCTCAAGATACAGATCAGTAATTTACAGGGTACAGTCCAGAATTTAACGCAGGTAGCAACGAATAGAAACAACCCAGAACCTGCAACTGTTGCAGAACCTGAGTTTGAGGTGGAACTAGACCCAGAAGTAGCTAAGGTTATCGACTATAAGATAGCAAAAGCTGTGAAAGAAGCCAAGAATAGCGCAACTAAGCAGATGAGTGAAGCAGCTTTGACGGAAAGAATGGACAAAAAGGCAGAATCAGACTTCCCATGGCTATTTAAGACAGAACACCCTGAGTTTACTGCTCAACATAGCGAGATTCTCAAGGAAGAGTACCAGAAACTAACGAATCGTAAGTCTTCTGACGCTGTGTACAACGCTGCAGCCAGAGCACAGGCAAGAATAGCCCTAAGTGAGCGCAATAACAAGGATAGCGAGAAGCTTAGAAACCTAACTATTGCAGAAGGTAAGACTCAGGGTGCTGGTGGGCGCGTAGGTTCTGGTGATAAGGGTTCTCAGCTCTCCGATGAACAAAAATACATGGCATATAAGCTAGGTGTCAGTGAAAAAGACTATATAAGCGCTAGGGAAGCTAAAAATAGCGGCAAAAGGAGGAGGAAATAATGGTACAGACTACGAAAAAGGAAGAACTCAAATTAGAAGAACCCTTAGTATCGGATTCTCTAGTAGATCCAGACGATTCACTCGACGAAGAAGGATTCAAGCCGGGGAATGTGCTTGAATTCAAGAACGGAGACAGTCGTTTTAGATATAGATGGGTAAAGAAAGGCTCTTTCGGCCCAGATGGTAAAGACATCAGGGGCTGGCAGAAAGTATCTG